TGGAGTACGATGTAGTCGAATTGACCGTCTCCATCACTCATGGTCATATAGTGCTTTTCAGTGTAGTGAACGACCATCATCTGCGTAACAAACTCGTATGCCTGACTGGCAGCCTTATCTATGCATCTAACAATCAAATCCTGCCGTCCTGAAGCCTGCTGCTTGACCATGATGGCCTGGCCCAACGTATCGGACTGATTGTTCTCATTACCCGCGAATTGACTTGGAACGCCCATTATGTCGCCAATAGTGGTTCTGAGGTCTTGTTTGTCCTCTACCACGTAAGATGGTAGGTCTCGGCCTTCAATATTGGCTACCATTGATGAAATCGGCTGTCCGTTGGTATCTATGACCAATTTCTGGTTAGGGTCGCCGGTCAGGTTCTCAGCGTCATCTACGGAGATTGCCTCGCTTGAGAGAACCATAAAGCCGTTAGCGGTGTCTGCGTTCTCCATAATCTGTCTACCACGCTTATTGAGCACTTCTTGTATCCAAGAGGCTTGTTCTAGGACCGTAGTGTGGTCTATGAGGTGCTGGCCGTCATTGATGTAGTTAAGGAAGATAAACGGCTTCTTAGGCATGTCTATGAAGTTCTCATCGGGTGATGAGTAAATCCAGTCGGGTTCCTTGTACTTTGAGAGCACTAACGAGCCGAAGTAGCTTACACAGCCTTCCTGGGGTTCGCCTTTGACGTAATGAGTCACATAGACCTGTCTCCAGGCCACAGTTTGGGTCATTTGCTTGGTGGTACGTCTTTGAACGCCCAGTTCCTTCAAAATGGCCTCTTCTTGGTCCGGAAAGCGGTAAATAAGCTCTTCACAGCTGTTTTTACGGATTAGACAGACAAACCCGGGGTTTTCGCCTTGTTCGGTGTTCTTATCGAGGATTACGTGGTCGGGATTGACTGCAGACATCCGAATCTCGCCATTCTTCCCATAATCGGGGTCAAACCAGAAGTAAAGTATCCCAATACGCTTTATCAAGAGGTTCCGGATAGCCTGCTCCATCTTGCGTTCAAATTCGGCCTTCTGAGCCCAACACAGGAGTCCCTTCTCAAGATGTGAGGCCATAACTCGTGACTGGTCGGTATCAGTGGCCGGATAGACCTCTGGAGTCGGTGGTTGGCTCGTAAGATACGCCACAATCGCTTCGGTGGACTTGAAGATTTGGTTCTCGTTGTAAGGTATCTGGAAACGGTACAACTGGCCTTCGTCAAGTTGCTTTCCCAGATAGGCTTTAAGGTTTTTAGCTCTTGTAGCCTTGAGGTCGTAACCCTTTGGCTCCTGCCAATATCCTAGAGAATCCTCAATGCGGTTGTTGAGGTTCTGGATGATCTCCTTATCGGATATGTCTAGATCGAGAACAGGAAGTAAGTCGATTTCACCTTGACGTTGCTCAAGATCATCGACTTTGGAATCTAGATAGGGTTTTACAACTGATTCGTAATTCATAATCTGTTATACACAAATAAGCCCACGAGCCTGTGAGCTTTACTGCCATATTATACTGTATAACGCATTACATCCAGGACATTTAATCTCTATAGCCGGAACACCTATTGGAATCTCGGTTGGAATCCTGGTGTTAGCCATGACGAGCATTCTCCCGTAGGGTTTGGCGAGCTTCTTGCCACAGGAGCAACGAATAGTCCCCCAGGGGTCGGTAGGGTCGTCTCCTACGTTCTGAGAGCTCCATATGATAGTTACGTAAGGCAATCTGCTCATGGGCAGTACTCAAAGTTAGTATTAGCAAATTCCCCGTGCAGTTGTAATGCTGCCTGGTCCCTCACGTAAGCAGCTTCTTCTTTCGTGTCGAATTGGCCTAGATGGTGACGCTTGTTCTCGTAATAGATGTACGATTTCCAAGGCTTGCCATGACCTTTCAAGGCATATGTTACTCCTATAAAGCCACTAGTGTTATTAATCTGCTTCGACTTATTGTGATTGTTCTCTCTAGGAGTGCAGTAACGGAGGTTCCCTCTACGGTTATCCAGAGTATTTCTATTTATATGGTCAGTATATCTCCCCTTGATACGAGGTAGTATCTCGTGGTGCATAAATACTACTTTCTGCTTGTACTTGCCGTTCTCTTGTTTACCTAAGTACTCGGCCCTTATTGCATATCCATCTCTGCACTTATACCAGTTGAACTGGCTTAGATAGGGATAATCTTCCTCGTCCACTAGAGCCTGATAGCCATTGGTGAGTTGTATGTATTTCATTTATAAATTATACCACAATCTCGTACACTACATCAAGTGTAGTGCCAATCTCTCCCTTCCTTCTTGGCTAGAATCTTGCCCAGGTGGTTGAGGTCGTACTGAAGATCTTTTGTAGTGGCGGGTACTTCGCTTGCGGTCCACTGATACATCTCCTGTCTTGGATTGGGCTCTATGATGAACGCTCCAGTCTCTCGCATCAAGGATAGGGCGTAGCTGACCGAGTCGTAGTCATGATCGTCGGCTTTGGCGTCGATTTCTTCTGGTATAGTGTCAGAATAAGGAAGACCCGGCAATGTGCGAATCAGATTACGACAGTTTTCGTGAACTTGGAAGTAAGGGACACCATCCGGAGAATCTGACAATACTTGATGCATTGTCGCTTGTCGGTTCATGCGGGCTCCTCGTGCTAGTGATTGTACTGGTCGGACTGGTAGTCTGTACTCCGGACTAGTAAAGATAGAAGAGATGGTCTTATTACCTAAGTGATGCTGATAGGTGTCGTGGGGCATAGCTATCCATTCTACCTCTTCAGAGTCTACGATCTCCTTCAGCTGCTTGGCCCATAGTTCAGGTGTGGTTTCGGTTTGGTGTATCTCCCTATAAGCATAGAGATGACGGACCCCCCACTTATTAGCGGGAGCCATAGCGATCCACGTAGCCACTGCCGCATCTCTCCAACCCCAATCAAAACCGACGAACTTCTTGCAGTCTCTGAGGTCCACGGTCTTTAGGAACTGTTCTGCAGTGAGGACATGCTGAGAAGGTCGCCACTCACGGAAGACTTGTCCTTGGAACGAATCCCACGAACCGTCTAGAAGAGCGGAGCGGAGGTTCTCGTCTCGTATGGCCTCTAGGGTGCGCCTATAAGAGATCCTGAAGCTCTCTATGGGGTGGTCGTCTACACGGGCGGGTATGAACTGCCTCGTCAGTCCTGAGGGGTTGGGGATGAGGCTTTCTTCTTCACCGGCATCTATGAAGTACTCCTTGACCCACGCATGACCTATTCCACCGGGGTTGGTGGCGCACATCACTCGACAGCGCTGGCCTTCCATAGAAGGTCTCACTCTTGTTTTTAGATAGTCGTAATCTTCTTCTAAGAAGTGAGTGAGCTCGTCTATTAAGAGGATTTGTATCTGAGCTGACTGGTACCTATATCTATCCGCAACCGCATCAAGATAGGCCAGTTGAATGATTGATCCATTAGAGAACTTGAACCTGGATTCCTGGCCGTTATAGGTAATGAGTATCTTCTTACTTCGGGGGTCGGCATTTTGATACGGAGATATCTGTCTCATTATCTCTTCATAAACGGATTGTGAGAGTTCCTTTAGAGTTCGTCTAAAGATGTAGACCGCAGTGTTTTCCTGCTCAAGCGCCGATGTAATTGCTTCAGCACATAACGCTGCCGTCTTGCCGCCTCCAGCCGCACCGCCATAGAGCGTCTCGTAAGCCCTCGAAGTATGAAACTTGATCTGTCGTGGCGACGGCTCATAATCGGGTATCCGTATCGTCTTAGCGGTGACTGCCCCTTCGGAGGGTTTCTTGACGTAGTGCTTCTTCATGAATCCATTGTACTGCGTAATCGATATCCTGCGTCTCGTACTTTGCAGGAATCTCTACTAAGTGGCCACCGGGCTGGCCAACCTTGACGGTGATAGTGGAACCCGTCTCCTTCATCCTACGAGCTAGACGTTCCTCTCTGGTTTCTTCTAGACGGTCAGTAAGGGGCTTAGAGGATGGTCTCTGCTTCTCCACGAACTCAGCCACTTCTTCGTTGGTCGCAGTTGTAAGAGGAGCCACTTGCTCAATCATCAACTTAGACTTCTCTCGTTGGGCCTTCTTCACACAAGCTGAACACTTCGTCCCCTTGCTATTAAAGGTCTTTCCACACTGTCCACAGGTCTTGTCCATACGTGCCTCTAGTTATGGACAGATTCTATGTCCATACCCCCTATTGTCCATACCTTTGTCCATACTTAGTAAGCATAAGAACTACTGTAACCTCGATATTCTGGTACTGAACTCGTAGTCAGGTACCGGCTTGGGGCCCCCTTTTCGGGGCTGCCCATTGGTCGGTCTTAGGTCGCACAATGTATATTTGACGACTCTCTCCTTATCTGTTGGCTATAGACAGATACCCTTATTGTGGCCTTATATACTCTATGGTGAGGCTGTAACAGTTGTAGGTTGTTATTGAGTGCGTTCTGGGTTGTTAGGTACGTTGATATTGTGCGACATAGGCTTGTTTGAGCTTGGGTCTAGTCTTTATACCTTTAATCTGTATCTAATGGTCTAGGTACGTTATTAGCGAACTGTATTGGTGCGCCGTTTGTTGTCACATCTACGGTATCTCTAAACCCGATTCTGTTCTTAGCGTTGAATATCCATAGTGATGTATTAAAGTCTTTATCCCTTAAACCTATGCGGCCCTGCTTTATCCACCATGCCTTATAAAGGATATCGGCGCTTTTCATGGCCTCGGAAAACTCATCATTGTATCTAGGACTAGTGGGGTCAGTCCAGTCATAGAGAGTATCTAGGTTTATACCTATTTCGGCGCATAGCTCATAGAGTGATTGACCTTCGCTCATGAGTTCTATAGCTTGCTTAGCCATTTCCGGCTTGTATTTGCCTGGCCGTCCTATGTTGTGGATAAGTAATGCTTTGTTTGTCATAAGTCTATCATACTACATGTGGATAAGTCTAGTGTTATTGGCTTTGTATAGTAATAATAGTTTAGTGCTTGTGTTATATTGTGACTAGTGTACTATATGTACATAAGCAACCGCCCAGAGATGCCGGAAGCTAGACCACTGACAAGATATGTAGTAGATATTAGCACTTAAACAAAGGCAAATATCATGTTAAAAGCACTACTACTAGCGGTCTTGGCTGCAATCCTATTCATGGTGTATGTAAAGAATAACGTATCAGGTCCACAAGCTTCTGATTGCGTTGTCACCTACACGCAACAGGGTCAACTAGGTCAGTTCTGTTACTAGATTACACGGCTTAAGTGCCGTTATCTGCTACATAAATAATCTAAGCTGCTTGGATTGCTTATTAACTAATGAGGGATATAGCAATGGCAAGTAAGAAATTTAAGACTGACAATCATATCATCATAGCTGAAGTGCTAGGCAATAAGATTACTATCTCAGTCAGGGATTTAGACGGTCATAATCTAGATCAAGTTATGTGTAACAGTCAATGGAAGTCGCGTCAGTTACAAAGGCAGATGTTCGAATATCTGTACCATTATGGAGCTGACGAAATACTAGACTGGTTATCAGATCATAGCTACGCATTTGCTTAAGTTCTGACCGCTAATAAGCGGTCCAAGCATCTTAGATAACCATTAATAAGGCACAGTAATATGCAAATTATATATATTTACACGCGCATCAATGGACTAGTTAGAACTAAGCGCATTAATCTCACTCACGGTAATGTGGTGGAGACAGTCCAATGACGCTTGATAAAGTTTTAACTATAGCTATTGGTCGTAATAGCTCTCAAGGCCCTTTAAAGGCTCTAGACTGGACGGTATTTTAACAGGCGGTATATTCTACCATTTCACGTTATGCAACGATTGTGGCGGCTGCTAGTGGCTCAGGCGTAGGCTCAGATGATGATAGATTCAATGAGCCCGAAGAGACATATGTTGTCGTAGCTATCAATCCCACAAGTAAGAAAGCGTTACGCTACG